ACTGCGCCTACTTCTGCATTGTCGTTAGGGGCGCATACAACACGTCTAATTCATAGCACAGGCGGGTCGACTCCATTATACACGTTCTATATCGATAATCCACGTACACCCACCGCTGTAAGCATGTCTGTATCCGCATCAACCTATACAGGTCGATATATTAGTGGTGTACCAAGCTTAGCGACAGGTGATATTATTACTGCGACATTTACCGGATCAAATGCGGTAAGTCGGTTTTATAATAGCACTCGTATAAACGCAGCCAGTTCTACGGTAGCATCAACCGTCAACCAATCATTACCGGCATCCGCTCCAATTTCAGGTGCGTTTGTATCGGCAAGTATTCCGGTTGTCATTTTAACAAACCAATATCAAGAAACGGCGTCGTTCTCAGGAAACACATATAACTCTCAAGGTGTCGTGCATACTTCTACGGTCACTGCATCATTGGGTACGTCTAGATTAATTCGTGTAGATACGGTCAGTACAGAAACGCGTGTATATTCTGGCATCGGTCAATATCCAGCTATTGGATCTGCACCGTCAGGTACTGGTGGTCCGTGGTCTTTATTTGCATCTCGGTCACTGGATACTAATAAAGAATTGCAGATGATCAACGGTATATATCAATATCCACCGGCACGTACGTATGTTAACAATTATCCAATTGCGGGTCCAAATTATACGGCATTAACTCCTGATACATTTGGTAATGTGCGATGGTATACGATTAGTCAATCTGTTAATGCAGTAAGTGCAATATCAGTTACATTCAATGGAGCTACTAATTTTGGAGCTATTCAAACAACGAGTTCAATGTGGGTATATGTGCAAGTGTCTGGGTCAACTCCTACTGCAGGATGGGTGGATGGAGCAACGGCATATGGTGGTACCGGTAACCCGACCAATAATGGTGATCCTGCCTTGGTTATTGGTAGCAGTACTACCACATTGAAACGTATTACGTTTGGATCAGTGGCGTTGACCGGAGTATTGTTCGTACGAGTAGGATTACCAACTGGCAGCACTCGTACGTTTACCAGTATAACAATAACATGATATGGCGCTAACTACTGCACAACAAGCATTATTATTGTTCAAAAAATTACTAGGAAAATCCCAGACTACATCAAGTCGAGATTTCTTCGAAGAACCATATAATGCACCACCAACTATTCTCACATCCCAAATTTGGACAGATTCTGATTTAATTCCAACACAATCTGCCGCCTTTACTGGGAGTGGGCATGTTATTGGTGTAGTTAAATATGTTGCCGATCTGACGTTAACCGCAGTTGCCGGTACGACTAATGCATTCCAACATGATAGTTTACGAGATGCGATTCCATTCAATTTTGGAAATGGAAGCTACAACTACGCATTAAAAAATAGTGTTGACGCATCTATTCCATTCGGATCAGGTGATTGGCTTGTCGATACTGAAAGTGGTGTGGTATCGTTTTATTCAAGCGTACCCGCCAATATGCCTCCGAAAATTACCTTTTATCAGTATGTTGGTACGAAAGGATTTGTATCGGCGTCAGTGGGTACTGCCACGTCAGCATCCTATGCGGCCACATCCTCGTATGCGTTAAATTCAACCGCATTGCCAGCGGGATTGGTTAGCAGTTCTGCGCAAATCAGCTATCCAAGTGTATCTAATATTCCAACTGGAATTATTAGTAGTTCTGCACAATTACCAACAGGATTGGTTAGCAGTTCTACACAAGTTAGCTATCCATCGCTATCGAATATTCCAATTGGCATCGTATCAAGTTCTACCCAATTACCTAGTGGATTAGTTAGTAGTTCAACACAAATTAGTTACCCCAATGTATCTAATATTCCAACCGGAATTATTAGTAGTTCTGCACAAGCATCTACATGGACAGTAGCATCTGCGTCCGTTTCTATTACAGCGTCCTATGCATTAACTGCGGAACAATCAAATACGGCAATAACGGCGTCATATGCTCTTACAAGTGCCGGTGCAGTTGCAAATGCAGCTACGGCATCCTATGTCACATATAGCGATGTAGTCAATAAGCCAACATTAGTATCAGCATCTGCACAAATATCTTATACGGGCATTACGGGTGTTCCGGTTGGGATTGTCTCATCTTCGGTTCAGATTAATACGGGATCATTCTTAGGAAATATTCAAGGTTCTGCATCGTATGCGTTGAATGCGGGTACCGCTAACACTGCGACATCAGCGTCTGCTGCCACAAGCATTACATTTACACCCGCAACCGCATCATATGCAACCACCGCATCGTATGCATTAAATTCAGTATCCTCATTACCAACTGGATTAGTATCATCGTCTACGCAAATCTCGTATACGGGTATTACGAACGTACCTATTGGCATTGTGTCATCATCAGTGCAGATTAATACGGGATCATTCTTAGGGGATATTCAAGGGTCGGCTTCGTATGCGTTAAATGCCGGTACCGCCAATACTGCGACCACCGCATCTGCCGCAACGAGCATTACATTTACACCGGTTAGTGCGTCTCATGCGGTTAATGCTGATACTACTATTTTTGCAATCACGGCATCATATGCATTAACAAATGCGGGTGTAGTCGCAATTGCAGATACGGCCTCATATGTGCAGTTTACGGGGGTTGGTAATAAGCCAACGTTGGTATCTGCATCTAGTCAGATATCGTACACGGGTATTACGAATATTCCGGTAGGCATTGTCTCATCGTCTACCCAAATATCGTTTGTAGGTATTACCAATGTGCCGACCGGATTAGTATCATCGTCGGTGCAGATTAATACAGGATCATTCTTAGGGGATATTCAAGGGTCTGCATCCTATGCGTTGAATGCTGGTACTGCAAACACTGCGACGACGGCTTCAGCGGCAACGAGTATTACGTTTATACCGGTTAGTGCCTCCCATGCAGTTAATGCAAACACTGCGACGGCTGCAACGACGGCATCATATGTTACATTTGTCAATATAGATAACAAACCAACGTTGGTATCTGCATCTAATCAGATATCGTACACAGGTATTACGAACGTACCCGTTGGTATTGTCACATCGTCTGCGCAGATCACGTATACGGGGATTACAAATGTTCCAGTAGGTATTGTATCATCCTCTGCACAAATATCGTTCACAGGCATTACAAATGTACCGACTGGATTAGTATCATCATCGGTACAAATCAATACAGGGTCATTCTTAGGGAATATTCAAGGATCGGCGTCATATGCCTTGAATGCAGGTACGGCTAACAATGCGACATCGGCATCTGCTGCAACGAGTATTACGTTTATACCAGCAACGGCTTCATATGCGAATACTACAACGACTGCTACTACAGCCACATCTGCGTCATATGTGGCGTTTACTAATATCGGTGCCGTACCAACTTTAGTATCTGCGTCATCACAAATATCCTATACAGGTATTACGAATGTTCCGACTGGATTAGTATCATCATCCACGCAAATATCGTATGTAGGACTTTCTAATATCCCTGTTGGTATAATTTCAGCGTCGGCACAGGTATCCTATGGCGGATTAACAGGTGTTCCTACTGGCATTGTATCATCATCGGCTCAGATTAATACTGGATCGTATTTAGGGGATATCGAAGGAACTGCATCTTATGCATTGGTGGCACAAACTCTATTAGGATCAATATCATCTGCTACGTCTGCGTCATATGCGTTAACGGCTAGCTATGCACTAAATGGTGGTAGTGGTGGTGGGGGAGGATCGTCACCAACTGCGTCATATATTAGTGGAACGTCGTGGGCGGATGGTGGCACGTATATTTCACCGTCTATGTCGTTGGTAGATTCGGCTTCCTATGCATTGGTAGCAGGACTTGCATTAACCTCGTATACCGCATCTTATGCGTTGGTAGCAGAATCGTTATTGGGATCGATTACGTCTGCCTCATATGCCTTAACAGCTAGTTATGCATTAAATGGTGGTGGTAGTCCTGCGCCTACGGCAGCTACTCGTCAATTAACGACCATTTCGTCATCGATTTCACTGGCACAGAATCAACATGAGACAGGTTCGGCCTATTTATCTGCAGGGTTTGTGTTGTATTTAGTTCGTACGGATCAACCATTACGAATTCGACTATATTCAACCACTACATCTCGTGATTTGGACGTTTCCCGTGGTACTAATGTTGAACCGACCGGATCGCATGGTGTGATATTAGATTTTATCACGACATCGACCCAATTAACTGGTACCTTATCACCATTTCCATTCGGGGCAATGTTAGATGAGCCGGTATCTAACTTAATTCCATACACGCTTACAAATTTGCAAACAGGATCGGTATTTCTATCGGCATCTGTGATGTTTTTACCGCTTGAATAAATGAGGATTTTTATATGAGTTTTACCGCACGTGAGATACGATTTGGAGAACATCCCGCAACTGGGTCATATGATCCTACTAAGGTATCATTGTCTTCGTTGATGGCAAGTGTTAATGGATTGGACGCCGAAGACAAATGGGCAGGTCCACTACCATTGGCAATTGCACGCCCAATGGAACAATCAACTGCTGTGGCGATGACCTATCCTCATGCGATTCAAATTTCACCTAATGTATTCTGGGTATTTTTAGCGGAAATTGCGACTGCTGCTGCCAATCGTCGTATATTCATGTATACCTACGATAGGTCGTCCACGACATTTAGTTGGAATGGATTTATTACAATGACCATGGCAACGAACCAAACCGTGCGTGCGATGCGTATGGTGCGTTATTTGTATACTACCGGCTCGGTTGCCGTTGCCGGTTCATCGGTAGCAGGTAGCCAATCTCTATGGGTCACGGATCGATTGGCGGTAGGTGGCCGTATTGGATTTGGTACGACTGATCCGACACAAGTAACGCAGTGGCATAACGTATCGGCTATTCCGTCCAATGTTCAGATGACGATCAGTGATACCGCAACGGAAGCGTCGGGTACATCCTATGTGTTTGAAGAATTGCGAGCGGTCGTGGCAACAACAGCCGCAACGGCACTATCCGGTGGATTGTACATTGCAAAAGGATTAAATCCAGATCTGTTTATCGCAGCCGGTACGACGATTGCCGCCGCCACAACGGTCGATAACATTAGAGCAACATATTTTCTTGCTGATACCGCGTTACCGCAATCGCAATTATCGCTTACAGCGGGTGGATTAGGATTGGCTGAGTTTGAATCGTGGCAGTCACATAGTGTATATATGTTAACTGTACCCGCTGCAACGACTCCTCGTATTTACAAATTCAATATGCGAGCAAATTTAGCAACGGGATTGGGTAATGGACGATCATGGGCAGCACTGGATCTGGCGACTGGATTAGGAAGTGTTGTAGGAACTACCGCTCAAACTAACAATGGTCGGTTGATTACTTTAGGACATGGTCCCGGTAGCGGTGTTGAATGTATGTATTTTGCGACAACAACTCGTGTGGTGCGAGTACCGACTGCAAATATTGTGAGTGGTTCCACGACATTTGTGGCCGATCAAATGGTTGAAATACCACCGGGAGGAACCTCTACATTTGGTGCGGGTGGTGGTCTGTCATCGGTAGAACATATGTCTTCTATTGATCGGTTGGTGGTCACGTCTACTGGTGCGGCAGGTATTCGATCTTATGTGACGAAATACAATACGGTATCAGATCCATTTGATCACATTATTTTTAACGACAACAAACAATTTGATCAAAGTACTGGTGCGGGTGCTATCGTCAATCCATCTATCAATGTTATACCATTTAATATATGGTTAGAAGATGGAGTTGCATTTGCGTGTCGTAACTCATTAGCGGCAACGACGAATCAAATGTATGCAATTCCGTTTGGTGCCGATTCGGATTATGTGTCCATTACCAATCAAGCGGTCATTAGTCCAAAAATCGATACGGTGGGATGTATTTCGTTTAACCGTGTATATGTAAATGCTACTACAACGCTAGGAACCGGTCCATATATTGTTCCGACTGAACCATTCTCAATTCAGGTACGTACTGCGGGTATTGATGATGATAGCGGTGGGTGGAGTGATGTTGGAATGGCCGGGGATCTACAATTTTTGGGAGCCGCTAATGCCATTCAATTCCGTTTCTTGTTTAAAGTATTAGGAAATACCTGTATACCGGCACGTATTCACGGGGTTAGTGTGTTATATGACGCCGATGTAAATATCCTACCTGAATTGGAATGGAATTTAAACGATTCCGATTTAACAAATGGTACGGTTGGATTTACCCAAAATACATTGTTTAGCGGATCAACTCCACCAAACATGACGATCAATTACTATCGAAGTGATACGTCGGCATTGGTGTTGACACAGGGAAGTTTGGGGTCTGCGAATGGCGTATTCCAATGGTATAGTGGTAGTTTATGGACGGGAAGTTTGGTATCTAATGATTTAGGTCCAAATGAAGTAGGTACACGTCGGCGCTTCGTACCATCTGCGGGATTACCTGCTGGTATCAATGTATATGCGCAGATAACCGAGACATAATATGGCAGTAGATTTAGTATTTAGAGGTGGTCCGCTTACATTAACCCCTACGGTAGGATCAGTAGGTTCTGGAACGGTACAATTATCATTTCGATCATTTGTATCGATGCGGTCGGTATTTATACCAGCAACCACTCGTATTTCATTTCTAGATGGTCGATTTGAACTACGAGTGGCACCGTCTAGTACACAGTTAATACCGTCTGGAAAAGGATGGGCGTCGTTACCATCACAAGGCCAATTGTTTCCACGACGAAAAAATGTAAATGATTAATTCCTTTTATAGATTCGTATGACAGCCACTATTATATTACGCGATAATCCTACATCAGGGTCAGTACCAATTCCATCTGCAATTCATCAGGCAGAATTGGTACTGAACACGGCTGATGGACGATTGTTCACTAAAAATGCATCGGGTCAAATTATACTGCTAAATGCGCGTCCGACTGTGAACGGCGTCGATTATCAGAATATTTCGAATATACCGATAGGATTGGTGTCATCGTCTGCGCAAGCTTCCACGTGGACAGTGGCAACTGCATCGTTAGCGAATGCTATCGATTATGCCAATATTTTTAGTGTGCCACCATTAGTATCCAGTTCTACTCAAATTAGCTATACCGGATTGCTTAATATTCCAAGTGGAATCGTATCTAGTTCTACTCAAGCTTCCACATGGACAGTCGCAACTGCATCGTTAGCAAACGCAATTGTGTATGACAACATAACCGGTGTCCCGATTGGATTAGTATCTAGTTCCACTCAAATTGATTATACATCGATACAAAACAAACCTACCACAATTGCGACGGCATCGTATGTCGCTTTTGCGAACATAGTTAATGTACCAACGTTGGTATCCAGTTCTACCCAGATTGATTATACTGGATTGCTTAATGTTCCGGTTGGGATTGTATCTAGCTCTGCCCAAATTAGTTATCCCAACGTATCTAACATCCCATCAGGTATAATCAGCAGTTCTACCCAAGCGTCCACGTGGACAGTCGCGACAGCATCGTTAGCAAATGCAATTGAATATGTAAACATAGTCAACGTACCAACGCTGGTATCTAGTTCTGCTCAAATTGATTATACGTCGATACAAAATAAACCTACCACAATTGCGACGGCATCGTATGTCAATTACGTAAATATAGTCAATGTACCAACGCTGGTATCCAGTTCTGCGCAAATTGATTATATTGGATTGCTTAATGTTCCGGTTGGGATTGTATCTAGCTCTACGCAAGCCTCTACATGGACGGTTGCCACGGCATCGTTAGCAAATGCAATTGAGTTTGTTAACATACGTGGTATGCCTAGTTTGGTAAGTGCGTCTACACAGATCGATTATACCTCTCTGCAGAATAAACCTACCACTATTGCGACGGCATCGTATGTAGATTTTCCAAATGTGGCAAATGTACCATCGCTAGTTTCCAGTTCAACGCAAATTAGCTATATTGGTATTACCAATGTTCCGACTGGGGTAGTATCATCGTCTCTACAGTTGACGAGTGCCAGCTTATCGGCAAATGCGATAAACGATCCGTTAATTAAGAACTATGCTGAAGTGGTAGCATATCCAACCATCACGGCTAATGCGGTAACGGTGGATCTCACTACTGCCAACGTATTCGATATATTAGTGAACGCAAATATTACAACGCTTACCATTAGTAATCCACCATCGTCTAGTTTAGGTAGTTCATTTTCGATTATTGCACGATATAATGGAAGTTTTAGTATTACATGGCCCACGGAAGTAAAATGGCCGGGAGGGTCTGCTCCTACTATCTCTACTACATCGGGATCTACTGATATTTTTTCATTTGTAACAAACAATGCCGGTGGTAAATATTACGGCATCTTCGTGGGTAAGGGATTCTAAGATGTTATCACAGAAAACATTTAATCATAGTGTGGTAGATGGTGTACAAGGCTATGCGCTATATGCATGGGGTGCTAATCAAGCAGGGCAGCATGGATTGGGCGATACCAGTCCACGGAGTTCGCCGGTACAAGTCGGATCAGATACTGATTGGGTATCGGTGGTTGGTCAGAGTAGCACCTATGCCCTTAAAACCGATGGTACGTTGTGGTCATGGGGCCAAAATATTAGTGGGGCACTTGGTAACAATGATACACATAATACAAGTTCACCCGCACAGGTTGGTGCACTAACTGATTGGAAGTTAGTCGGGGTACCAAATGGATTTCATGCACTCGCTATTAAAACCGATGGTACGTTGTGGGCATGGGGTGCTAATAACTTTGGTCAATTAGGATTGAATCATACCTTGTCAATGAGTTCACCAGTTCAAGTAGGTGCGTTGACAACGTGGGTGTCATGTTCGACGGGCGACTTTTATTCCGCAGGTATTACATCAGATGGTAAATTGTGGACATGGGGAAATGGTGCGAGCGGTGGCACAGGTCATGGTGATACCGTGACACGTAGTTCACCTACCCAAGTGGGATTGATTCCTTCATGGAGTTGGGTATCTGCGGGTGGTACTGGTAATGCGGCCATTAAAACCAATGGTACGCTCTGGACATGGGGGTCGAACACGCAAGGAAATTTGGGATTGGGCAACACCACGGTTCGATCTTCACCGGTTCAAGTTGGACTGTTAACGGATTGGAAAATTGTGCATGCAGCGGGTTCACAAAACATGTATGCCATGAAAACTGATAATACAATATGGGCATGGGGTGCTAATAACTTTGGTCAGCTTGGGCAAGGTAATACCACACCACGTAGTTCACCCGTTCAAGTGGGATCGTTGACGGATTGGGCCATGTTGGGTGTGACGCCATTACGTACCCCACATGTCATTAAAAATGATGGTACACTTTGGACGTGGGGTAGAAATGACAGTGGTGATATGGGCATTGGAAATTTGCTTAATGGAAGCTCTCCGGTGCAAGTTGGCGCAGAAACCGATTGGTCATATGTAAGATATGGATACCTATCGTTACGTGTCGGATAAACATCCGTTAAATGTTGCATTAGAACTGAGCCAACGTGGACAATTAGATGATGCAGAGCGTATTTTACGAGCAATGCCATCTGATGACGTACGGGTGCAATATAACTTAGGATATTATGACATTCGGGCGGGTGATTTATTGAAGGGTATGGAGGGTATGAATGCAGGACGATGGATACATGTATTTGGTAGTCCTGCGGCCTCGTCAAAACCCATCTGGAAAGATCAACCGCTACAGAATGCCACGGTGTTGTTTCATTCAGAAGGTGGATATGGTGATCATATCATCAATATTCGATTTGCGAAACTGCTGTATGAAAAAGGTGCTCGGGTTGTAGTATCCACACATCCATCAATGTTTTCTTTGTTTCGGCAATTGCCATGGATTCATCAATTAGTTGACGTGGATACGGCGCATGGAGTGGATCATGATTATTGGGTACCTGCAATGGCGGCTCCATATGTGTTAGGGGTTACGTCCATCGATAGTGCACCGTATATACCACGATATGAGTATGAACCGTCACCAAAATTGCGCGTGGGGATTCGATGGAGTGGAAACCCAAAATTTGAACATGAACAAAATCGACGATTTGATCCACAACCATTGATCGATCTTACCAAATTACATGGACTTGAAGTATTTAGCTTTCAACGAGATGATAATTTGCAAGATTTACCATCATCAATCGTAGATTTACAACATGTATTGATAGATTGGACGGATACTCAGAAGTGGATATCGTCAATGGATCTCATGATCACCAGTTGTACCAGTGTAGCGCATTTAAGTGCTGCAATGGGTGTTCCTACATGGGTTATTGTACCATGTTTGCCGTATTATGTATGGGTGAATGATACTATTCGATGGTATGACAGTGTACGAGTGTATAAACAACAAACATTTGGCGATTGGTCACACCCATTCCGTCAAATTTATGCCGATATTGAGGATAAATTATGTATGCGAGAGTCGTAAATAATCAGGTCGTGGCCCGTGTGTCAACCTTACCGGCGTCATGGAATAACATATCCAATTTTTCCGCCTTATCGACGAATGAATTAGTTGCAAATGGATGGTATCCCATGGTACAGAATATTCCTACGTTTGATGATGCGACTGAAATGATTCAACCGGCTGGTTATTCTATTGAAGCCGCTCAGGTTGTCGAATTGTTCTCGGTGGTATCTAAACCGGCAGAATCTCCGCAAGTGGTCTTCTCCAAATTGCAATTTCGGTCTAGATTTACACTGAATGAGTTAGTGGCAATTGAGATCATGCGTCTGACCGATCCGGATGCATCTATTCGTGCGACATTGAATGTATTGGCTGATAATATGGCCGTTGCCGAAGAAATTGATATTACCGATCCACGTACGATATATGGGTTGGGAGTTTTACAATCATTTGGGTTGTTAACGGCAGAACGAGTCACTGAGATTTTAACCCCATAAGTTATGTTACATGCCAGTGCTCATACTGTGTATATTCCATTTGGAAAACACAAGAACAAGTCCGTTGCCGATATCTATGCAACGGACTTGGCGTATTTACAATGGTTAGCGGATAAAGCCTTTGTTGCGTCATGGAAAGAGATTGCAACAAAAGCTTTAAATGGTGAATCGATTGCTGAATTTGCGAACATACCAGCAATCGATACCACCGTGTCAAACGGGGTACGCACTGCATCGTTGATGTTATCTGAAACCGGTAAGATCATTGTCAAGTTTGCCTACAACAAACATGATCCTGCCGATGTATTATTCAAAGATGAATTGAAACGCTGCGTAGAAGGATTGACGTGGGAGGGGACACCACATTTTCGATGGGTAGTAGGATTTGCGTCCCTTCCCAAACTTGTTGAGGCATTTGGTGGGAAGAAGAATATTTTTGCCTCACAGGATGTTAAGGATCGATATCGGGAAGAAATACAGCGTCGTATCATGTTAGATGAAGTGCGCCAAAAAACGGATAACGAAGAATTGCGAAAATATTTTTACAATTTAGTGGATGTAGGATCTGTCACGAATTGGAATGCTATCAAAGATCACCCATCTATTCAAAAATATATCAAAAAGTAGGCGTTTAATTTGTGAATGATCTATGTATAGATGTCTTTAAACGGAGATGTCTATGAAAATGTGTAGTAAATGTAATATTTCTAAATCCGTCGATGAATTTTATAAAGTTCACGGGAAGCCAGTAGCTGCGTGTAAAGAATGTACTAAGTTAGCAACGTCTGCGTATATTAGAAAAACTGGTAAATATAAGGGAACGTATGGCACTAGTAAGTTCGTCCACTTGTTCGGACAAACTGTAAATGATTGGACCATTATTGGAACCGAGATAACAAAGTCACAGTCTCCGAGAGTTTTATGTAGATGTAAATGTGGATATGAAAAATTTGTAATATGTAGTAGATTACAAGAAGGCACACCCAAAGGATGTTCTAAATGTCATCCGCGTCACGGATCACATTCTCCTATATTTAAAGGTGTCGGTGAATTTTCAATATCTCATTATAAAAAAATATTGGCCAATGCTGAGGTTAGAAATATTGCGATGGAAGTGGATATAAAATATATGTGGAATTTGTATATGGAGCAGAATGGTAAATGTAAATTAACTGGTTTAGATATTCATTTTGGAAAACATGTGATCGGAGTTGGTACTAAGATGCAAACCAAAACGGCTAGCTTAGATAGAATAGACAGTTCAAAGGGGTACGTTGAAGGTAATTTACAATGGATTCATAAAAATGTTAACAGAATGAAAAACATCTTTACGAATGAATATTTTATAGACGTGTGTAAAAGAGTATCGGCGCATGCAAATGGACGTTGACTATATAATAGATGACGTTAGTTGTCACAGTACATTGGATCAATTTATTGAATATTTAAATGCCAATAAATTATTATTGTCCGCAGATGGGACTATACGGAAAAATATCGGAGTATCTTTATTAGAGCCAAGAAATTATCAAGTGGTTGCGGTAGAATTTATAGAAAAGGCTGGCGGGAGGGGTCTAATCGCAGACTCGCCGGGTGTGGGAAAAACGATAACTTCATTAGCATATGCGGTGCGACATAATTTACGCACCTTGATAATCTGTCCGAAATCGGTCGTTCCTAACTGGGCACGAGAGATTCATCGTTTTACTGGTCAAGATACCACGATTTGGACCGGCAAAATACAGATGGGATCGCTTGATAACCAGTTCCACATAATTAACTACGATATCGTCGCCAAGAACCTACCGCTCATCCTTGCCCAAAAATTTGATTTACTGGTATGTGACGAAGCGACCTATATCAAGAGCCATAAGGCGAAACGTACCAAAGCCATCATGGGAAATTGGAAAGAACGGTCGACTTATCCCGGCATCCATACCCAACATCTTATATTGTTAACCGGAACACCTGTACTGAATAAACCGATTGAAGCATTTCAACTCTTACGATTTATTAGTAAGGATCGATTTAACAATATTCTCAAATTCATGGAGCAATACGGAGGATCGGGGGAACGTCCTCGGAATTTGGACGATCTTCACCAGCGCACCAAAGATTTGATGATTCGTCGTAAGAAGCATGATGTACTCACAGAAATGCCGTCTAAACAACGTGACGATTTGGTAGTGGAATTACCACCGGCTGCATTCAAAGAATACAATAAAGTGATGGACGCTATTTTTCGGAAGTGGAATGCGTTAGGCAAACCGTCTGCCGCACAAATGCCAGCCATCCAGAAATTCTTACTCCCCTTTAAACTTGAACGGGCGTTTGAATTTATTGACGAAATGATTGAGAACGGTGAATCGGTGTTGGTGTTCTCGCAATATCGTCAGCCCATTCTAGATATCCAAAAGCGATATGGGTCCAATTGCGGTATTATCATGGGTGGGATGGACTCAACGCAACGTCAGCGGACCATTGATGGGTTACGAGATCGCAAGATCCAAGTGGGAGCCATGACAATTACGTCTGCAGGTATGGGTATTGATGGCATCCAGTATGGGGTGAGTACCGTACTCTTTTTAGATCGCTTTTGGCAACCGTCCGTCCATGAACAAGCTGAGGATCGGGTACATCGCAGTGGGCAGACTGAATCCGTACAGGTGTATTATTTAACCTGTAAAGACACCATTGATGAAGATATGGGTGTATTATTGGCTGAAAAGCAGGAGATGATTGATCGTATCGTTGATGGTGAGGTACTGGAAGCTACTAGAAATCGTAGTTTCTTTGGAGATTTCATCAAACGTATCAAAGCTAGAAAATACAAGGATTTGCAGGATGCGGTAGACGAGGATGGGTTGGAAGAAATCCTTGAGGAATAGGAAAAATTGTACTTTTTGGATATTTATGAATACAAGGTTCACTTTTAGGAGCAAATGTTATGTCTGATAGTAAAGCAGCAACCGAAATTATTGATTTACCGTCGAAAGGCTGGTATTATCCACCAAATCATCCGTTGGCCACTGGTCGTCTGAAGGTATATTTGATGACGGCTCGCCATGAGGATATTTTGACCTCTACCAACTTGATTAAAAAGGGTATTGTATTAGATCGATTGATGGAAGAGTTGATTGCCGACCCTACAGTAAAGTATGGTGATCTGTTTATTGGCGATAAAAACGCATTAATGATTGCCTCTCGTATTTTGGGGTATGGCAGCATCTATGATGTGGGTGTAGAATGTCCGTCGTGTGGAGCGAAACAAGATGTGGAAGTAAATCTCGCTAAATTGGAAGATAAGAAGATTGATTTTTCCGATGAACAGAAAGGGAAGAATGAATTTGTCTTCCAGTTGCCGCTCTCAAAGAAAATGATCACGTTTCGATTGTTAACGCATCAGGACGAGCAAAATATTCAGCAAGAATTGGATTCGATGAAAAAGGTTGCGAAAAAAGATGTGCAGACAGAAGTAACGACTCGTATGCGCTATGCAATTCTTTCAATCGACGGAAATACGGATGGAGAAAATATTCGTAGCACAGTGAATAATATGTTAGCCCGAGATTCTATGGCGTTTCGTGAATATGCTCGGAAGATTAATCCGGATATCGACTTAACCTTCCAATTTGAATGTGAGAAGTGCGAGCATGTAGATTCGCGCATGGAGGTACCGATTGATGTCACCTTTTTTTGGCCTAACGCCAGAGTATAGTTTCAATACACATCGAACCATATTCGAAATGATCACGTATGGAAAAGGCGGATGGACATATGATACACTCTATAATATGCCTATTCGCCTTCGTTCATTAAATTTCCAATGGATGCGCAAAGCCTTAGAAGCGGAGTCATCAGCAATACAAAAAGCACAACACGCACCACCCCGTACCAAAAAGAAAGGTCCACCATAACGAGTCGATGAATGTTTGATCCGAATAAGATGAATGCAGTAATTTCAATGTTACAAGAAGTCTTAGGGGACATCTCGGACACTGATGCAGAAAATTCGATTCGCAATCTCAACAATATTGCACAGACGCTGCAAAATCAGTTGGCGCATTCGCAGGAGTTGGAAGCAAACATTGCGCGTATTCGGACTGGATTGGAAGCAAATTTAGGATCATTACGGGGACAGGAAAATCGACTACGTTCAAGTTTAGATCGCATTGAACGTGACCGGCAACGCTCTATGGCAGGGTGGGAACGGAAATTACGAGAAGCGAGTCGTACTGGTCGAGATGTAGATGATTTGTTAAAAATTGAAGAACGTCGTGACCGAAGTATGGATCGATTTGATCAGCGTGCGGCACGAGCCAACGCCAACTTACAAGCCTTGTTAGGGAATATTGGGCGTGTGCTTGGACAACAGAATCGATTAAATACTGCCGCAGGAGTACAAGCCGGTACCACTGCACGAACCAATACCGCATTAAATCAAACTCGCCAATCGATTGCGGCGCAAAATGCCCTTGCCCGTACGCGTAATCAGATGGCATTACGCTTCTCGCAAATTCTTGGTCTGAACCCCGCACAGGTACGAGCAACAATGCGGGCGTTATCAAGCATGACGGGATTCTTCGGCGCTTCAGCATCCATTGCCGTCGAAATGTTTTCTAACGTATATAAAGAATTCCGGAAGCAGGGACAAAGTGCCGTTCAATCTGTAACTAATTCAGTTAAAGCCTTTGGATATACGGTCCAAGGGATTATGAGTGGTGTCTTTGCATCACCGGTCGCATATGCTCGTAATTTGGCAATGCTACAAACTGAATTTGGTCGAATGAATATATCGTCAGATTTGGTGACAGAAGCCACCAGTCTGACTGAACAATATGGGTTATCTAATGAGGAAGCTGGAAAATTAATTGGTACGCTAGAACGAGTGCATGGTTTTCAAACAGGAATTACGGCAGCACAATTACAAGCTGTAAAAACACAGGCACGTGCGGCGGGAATGGGACCGGGAGCAGTTGGACGAGAATTGGTAAAAAATACCCAATACTTTGCTCAATATGCCAACGAAGGATATTTAGCATTTGCTAAGTCGGTGATGGAGATAAAGAAGATGGGTGTGCAAATGAGCACCCTTGAAGGATTCGCGGATAAAACTGTTGGAGATTTTGAAGGCTTTTTAACATTACAGGCTAAGATTGCGACGTTCCTTCCCGGCTTCGATTTATCTGCATATGTATTTGCTGCACAGAATGGTGACACTGCACAACAGGCACAAGAATTACAAGCGGCACTTCGAAATACGGGGATGAAATCTATATCAGATCTTCCCCGTTCAACGCGCAACATGTTGAATGAAATTGCGCCATTACAAGAAATAGAAACCTTGCTTAAGGGTGGTAATCCAACTGATCTAGGTGATCCAAACGATGTAATATCTAATACCGCAGATGCATTTGTCAATTCTATTGAAAAATTAGCAGTTCCGGCACTTACTGCTCTAGCAGCGGCAGCAACCTTAGCGGCAACGGGGGTGGGTCGTCTTGGCTTGGGTGGATTATTCTCTCGTGGAGCGGGTGCGGCGGCTGGTGGTGTTGCCGCTGGTGCCGGTCGTGTAGCTACTTTTGCAGGTCGAGCCGCACCGATTCTTGGACGTGCAGCGGGTGCAATCGGCACGGGATTAGCCGCATATGGACAATATACGGAAGATCGGGCAGCAGGGCTTAGTAAGTCAACCTCTGCAAAAAATGCAGGTATCGTCGGTGCCGGTGGTATGGTGGGAAGTGCGGCGGGTGGTATGGCTGCGGGTGCTGCAGTTGGATTGTTTGCTGGTCCTGTTGGAGTTGCAATTGGCGCATCAATCGGAATGGCGATAGGTGCGGTAGCGGGTACGTCATTTGCTAAAATGTTTACGGATAAGCGCACCGACGCTCAAAAACGTGAAGAACAGCTTGCACGTATCGAAGAAGCAGCACAGCGAGCACGTATTGATCGTATGAATGCGGCCTACGATGCACACATTTCTCGTATAACCGTACCAACCCCATCGAAAGGATTCTTCTCTGGTGGATTTGATATTCGTCAAGGGGGTTCAACGCAACGTGGTGAAGTTAAACATTCTGGTGGTATTGTTGGAAAAGGATCGGCCCGATTAATTCCACGATTCCACTCGGGATATATGCCAGATGAAGTTCCGGCCATCTTACAGCGTGGTGAAGCGGTTTTATCACGCACGCAGTTGTCTGGATTGACGAATATCATGAACGTCGTACAATCACTGGGTAAAATCGGTGATTCCTTTGCTAAAATTAAAGTAGATGCGTTGGATAAGGTATCTGGTACGGTCGGCAAGATCTCTGGTACATTCAACAGCATCAAATCCATGTTCTCTAAGTCTGATGGTAAGGATGGTGGATTATTATCAGCGGCGAAGGGATTAATTGGTAAAAAGGGTGAAGGTATCTCGTCTAAACTACAAGGAATGTTTGGTGGAAAATCTGAATCTGGTGGTATCGTCGGATCGCTGAAGAATAAAGCAAAATCGTTTATCTCAGGGAAAGCGGGTGGTATTTTATCTAAGTTCACTGGTAACGCGTCTACGAATAGTGCAGTAGCATCATTAACTGGTGGAAAGAGTCTTAAGTCTACCGCGTTGGGAATGTTGAAGAATACAGGCATCGGGAAAAAGGTTATGGGAATTGGTGGTGGATTGGTCAGTAAGTTTGCCACGGGTAAGCTTGGATCAGCCGTATTGAATAAGATTCCCGGTGCCGGTATTATCGGATCGCTATTCAAAAAAGGTGACAAGAAAAAGAACGTAGCGAAGGCAGCGGGTAGTGCGGTAGCGGGTAAATTGATCGGCTCGGCTATTGGATCAGTGATTCCCGGTGCTGGTACGATTGTTGGTGGTTTGGTTGGATCTGTGGCAGGTAAATTGGTCGGTAAGGCACTTGGTGGACTCTTCAAGAAAAAGAAGAAGCCCGCCGCCCCAATTCAGCCACCCATTGTAGCACAATCCGATTCTGACGAAGGATACACGACGGTGAGTGGTACCGGCACCAATGGACAGCCGGTGGCTCCTGTGGTCAACGTAGACCTTAAGCCAGTGGAACAGCAGTTGCAGCAACTAATTATGTTAATGCAGAATGGTGGTATTGTGGTCAATCTGGATGGGAAGAAAGTAGGTGGGGGATTAACCGATGCATTTAGCCGTGGATAACAATGGCCTTTAAAGGAATTGAAGAACGCTTCTTAGCGAAAGTCGAACGTTTATACGACCAAGGCTCAACCAGAGATATTGGATTGAGTCATGTGCGTGGTGACCAACCGTTTTTAGAATTGAAGCCGGATGATCCTGACAAGAATGAAACCAAGCACGATTCCTTTGCACTGCCGATTGGATCGATTAAGCGTGATGCTATTCGGGTTGGGAAGTTTCTTACCTCTGGAAATGGTCTGCTATTCCTCTTAAAACAGCAAGCCTTACAAACCGGGAATGAGTTCGTTGAAAACCGTGTGCTCAATCCGCTGTTTGTTATTGGCAATGTCCAACCCTATAAGCATTTTTCCAGAGGGTTAGCGTCGGCAAAGGATTTTGATTTGGTGGGTAGTCCAGTCGATCCTTCACTTGGCGCAGCAGGACGATTACAAAAACATACTGGTGATGATGCAACTGCTCGGGTAATTGGTAAGACATCATCGTTATTGTCATTACTTAGTGGTCGCGCTATTTCATCCATTATCGGCAATACATTTTCTGTAGGTAAAGCGGGATCGTATGGAATGAATGATCGCCCTGAATTTAATGTCAATGGCGAACTATATTCTATTGCTACATGGCGAGGACTTAAAAAAACAACCGATCCTATCTCTAATATCAGTCGTGCGCAAGCAAATTTACGAGTCGGGGATATTCGTGGTGCGATCAACAATATTAAGAATGCGTTTACAACGATTAAGAATATCGCAACGACAGATGCTTCCATTTTGTTAACAGATGGATATTTTATTACGGATAACAAAAATGGTGCAATTAGATATCTCAAAGATTCGATGAATGCTGGTAAAATATCTACACCATATTTACAACACCCAGTATCTGATATTCGCGCACCTATTGATCCACAGACTGAGTTTACTTCTGAAGCATCTAAGACGGTACAAGAGCGTAGTAATGATATTGATCGCAAACTTGCGTCTACATTAGTATCTATTAAAACTGGTATTCCTAGTGCAGATTCGGCCTTTGCAACGGTGGCGACGTTTTTAAATTCTCGTCGTATTCAATTACTACCTAATGTTAGTCCGTCTCAACAAACCGTAGAAGAAAATCATCTATTCTATCCTAAATCTTCGTTACGTACACGATTTAACGATGATGCAAATAATCGTATTGGAGATATGAAGAAAATCTTTGCGGATAGACAGACGAAACAGTTTGATTATTGGGATATCCGGAAAGATACCACTGGTATTGAATATACTCCTGTTAAAGCGGGTGCGCAACTTGATCCGACTACGTTACCATCTAAAGCAAGTGGATATATGACGGATCGAATGAACCTACATGGAGTATTTGATGATCCTGTCGATGCGACCCAGACCAGTCTAAAGACGCTAAACGATATTCGTGCAGTGGGTGGTAAAGATCTTATTGATATTCAATGGTTTGATTTCGTGAATAAGAAAACAATTCCATTTCGTGCATATATTACCAATATCGTAGAATCGGTCAATCCACAAACGTCTGATACTCAATATATTGGACGTATTGAACGTAATATCGTATATACTGGTGTAAGTCGAGAGTTATCAATGCAACTACGTATTCATGCATTGAGTAATGATGAGTTGGCAAAGGTGTGGGATAAAATCAATTATATGACGGGTCTATGTTTTCCATCAAAGTTCGTTGCAGGATTTATGGTACCGCCATTTGTGAAATTAACTATTGGCGATGTATATCGGGATCAACCGGGATATATTCGTTCGCTGACACACACCATTGAAGATAACACGCCATGGGAAATATCTTCTGGCGCACAGGTACCACATGGCATTTTAATGAACATCACCTTCTCTGTTATTGAGAAGCGTCAAATGACCACATCATCGGCGTTTTATCCATTGAACAGTCGTGGTGTTACATTCAATTTCGCGGGTAACTAATATGGCACGTCCTGAAGATCGCTACGTTAAGTTAGAAACCAAGACACTACCAGATGGGCGTGTGGTATATAAATCTGCGCGGCCTAAAGATGTTGCAACAACCGATACCGATATCCGTATTATATCTGATGAAAAAGATCGGTTGGATATTATTGCGCGATCCGTGTATGGTAGCCCTGTAGAATGGTGGCGACTCGCAGCAGCAAATCGTCGAGTGGATGGAAGTCTTCATTCACTTCCCGGTAAAGAAATTGTAATTCCTAAGAAAAGAGGGTAATTATGGCGGATATTACGCCTATTGAACCAACGCATATTCAAAGTGATACGAGACGACTACCATTTCCTAATTTCAATGCGTTTCGTCCATTTGTTATGCAAGAGTTGTCGTTACGAAAAGATACGTATCCGATGCCCACCATTTCTCCGTATGTGCGATTAACTGCATGTACGGAAGAGCCGAATTTGAAGTATGCATACTTCACGTTGGGATTGCATGGATTTAGTAACGTTGATTTGAATATCTTTGACGTGACATATGGATCGGCGCGAGAGATTATTGGGTATGCATACGACCTAAGTGCGATTGCGAATGGGCTTGCACCTAAAAAGCTGATTTCAACTGATGAGTTGAGTGTGGGTGGCCTACCAGAAGGAATTGAGCAGGTATTTCCAAATGCTACCACGTCGATTATTACCACACAACAACAGAATGCCCAAGCCATCGCAGCAGGAACCCGTGGTCAATCCTTGCCGGGAGGCGTACATCCCATTCCCGGTATCATGGATGTAACGGTCAACCGTCGTAATCTCGGTTCTCCGTTTGTGGCAACCGTTCGTTGGCAGTGCTATAATCGCGCACAATTAGAATATCTGCGAAACCATCTCATGGTGATTGGCACGCATGTGGTCTTGGAATGGGGTAATCAATTTTCAGACCGTCAGTTTTCGAATATACTAGATTTCTCGGATATCAGTGGCGTCAAACAACATCTTGTGAGCGCCATTACCAAGGGACGTAAATATATCATTGATACCTTCATTAAGCCCAATGACGGAAACTATGATTTCTTAGTAGGTACAATTGGAAACTTTACGATTGATTTCAATGCCGAAGTAGGTACATATCAGTGCACCACAACGATTTATAGCATCGGAGAAGAAATGTGGGGTATTAACATTCCAATGACATATGTTAATACAGTTGACCCAGAAACCAACAATAAGCCTACCAATCTATTAGACTATTTCTTTCCCGGTAGTACATTTGATCGCTCTATTGGCGTGTATGGTGGAGATGCGTCATTAGTTGCACAATATCATGAAGGATGGGGTAAATCTGATGTCAACAAAGCATCGGTAGTACAGGAATACAAAAATTTCAAGACTAATAAGAACGATTATCAGTTCATTAGTTGGAAATACTTTGCAACAATTATGATTCCTGAGATGTTAGCGTTCATCGAAGATATTGGCGTCAAAAATGATCTGACTACATTCCTCAAATTCTTCAATACCGATACGACTGACGTTGATTGGATTGGTAATAACCCGCATCTGTTATCTGTTGATCCGGATGTTATGATCATCTACAAAAATGTTGAAGGTGCACCCAGTGGATTTGCTGGTGCCGGAATATTTGGTGGCTCGGAACAGCATAGAGGACAATTGACAAGTGGTGTGTGGTTGAATGTTGGTATGGTGCGAGAATGTTTTTCGTCGGCAAAATCATTTCAGATCGGTGTACAGAATATGTTGCTGCGAATGAATGGAGCCACGCGCAATTTCTGGAAACTACATCTTTTCTTTGATGATGAAATTTCAAAATACAAGATCGTCGATGACAACTATGTAGCTATTGACTATCCATCGTTCTACAAATTCAATGTGGGTGGCAAGGGTGAACTGTTGAAGATTGAATTCAACAGTGCATTTCCACCCGAATTACGTACTCAGATGGCGCTGTATTCATTGTTTAGATCTAAAGATAAAGCGACGAGACAGCAATTGTTGGAAAAGTATCCGTCTATTGGAACAACGAGTAAATTCATATTCTCATTGAATTGGACGGCACTAAGAGATATTGTAGAAGAGGAATTAACTACTCAACGTAATAATGCACGATCAAATATTGTCGTAACGCAAAGCGGTCCAGCGAGTGCACCCAAAAATTCTGATAGATTATTAGGAGGTGACACCGTATTCGCACAAGCTGGATCGCGTACGACTGATAATATGGGTGTTGGAATGCAGTTAGGAAATACGTTGAACACGGGTCAGTTTTTACCAGTGGCCGATATTGTTCCTACGAGAGATAGTGTCAATCCATTGCCTACACACGTTGATCCCCCTGTAACATGGTTGTCCGAATTGACGGTTGGACAGGTGTTGGCGCGTCAGTCTAAACGAGCTATTTTTGCTGTAGGTAAATATCAATTTAGCCGAGATACCCTACCATATGCGGTTAGAGTATCTGGGGTAGATTTATCAGAAAAGTTTAATGAGTCCACACAGGAAAAACTATTTGATGGGTATATCTTCAAAAAACGACCAGAGGTTGGGGCATATTTTAATGGTCATGGTAGTTTAGACGCAGCACATCTTGCGTTGGCACAAGAATTTGCATCAATACCAGTAAAATACCCGACCACTCGTACGTATTATGATAAAAAATTAGGACGTAAAGTTACAGTTAATGTTGCAAGAGGTCAATCATACTATATAGGCATAGGTAATAACTCCGCAGATCCAGCCCGCGTAGATGAATTGACACGAATTTTACAGAACAAAGACTATACCGCGTTAAAAGAATATATAGGTAAAGGTGAAGGTGGATATAATTCTCTCAATCGTGGTGTTGCAAGCGATACCCAAACCGGATCACCTGCATATAGAAATGCATTAAACGATCCATCCGTTACTCCTATAGTGATTACACCGGATGTACTTACACAAAAAGATCCATCGCCTAATGAGGTAGTACTACCCATTGATAATACACAAAATAATGAACAAGAAAAGGAATGGGAAAAGAACATCTCCACCCGATTCGGCAGTCAAATTATTCCACTGGTTGCGTTGTCTGCTACCAAAATGATTGCCCGTATTACGAAAGATGGATATGAACAACATGGGTTTGGTAAATCGAATGGATTTGTGGCACCAATTCCTACGTCTACCTCCGTGGTATTGACCATGTTGGGTATTGGTGGTATTTCCATTTCGGATGGATTTTATGTAGATAAACTACCATTTATCTTCGAAGAATACGGATGCTTCCAAACAACGGAAATCAACGAAGTAATCAATCAACAGGGGTGGCGTACAAGTGTGAGAGGTGTGTATCGTTTGTTAAATCTTGATCCCGTTGGCCCTACCTCAACCCCAATCAGTTCGGTACCATAATATGGAATATTTTGCATATGGTGTAACCAATACAATTCCCCGAAGCTTTGATCAGAATGAAATTCAGATTGAGTCATACATACCAGTGATCACTAAACAAGATCGTATGCAGGGATATATCACTCGATATTTTGCACGTCCGTCAAACCAACACGATGGCGAAATTATGGAGATATCCAAGACCACCTATGATCGGGTGAAAAGCAATCCATTTTATATCTGCGTATCCATTGAATGGCGCATCTCCGGTGATCTAGAGGATAAGACGCCCACCATCTCTACCCCTAACAGCCCACGGCTACAGTACACTGGCGTAGTAACTGCAAATCGGCTATCTTTGGAGTTGGCGAACGAAACGCTGCCGGGGATGAATCATCAAATTACCAACATGACGCAATTCCATACAACATGAATCTGATTGTTACGTATACCGATGTCCAAATACATGATGCGCTGATTGACTTACAAGACCGGGACGTGATTGCTGTTCCGGTCTTTACGTCTCTGACATCACATCCTGCCGTCACCACGGTATGTTTTATTGCAGTAACCGTGCTACAACCGGTTATCGAAGATGTATATATCTTCCCAATACAACACGATGAACTACCCGTGTCAGCCGCACCACAATTTTCTACATGGAATACCTCGGGCACCATATATACCCTGTTCAAAAAGCATCTCCTACATGCCCTTCCATCGATTGGTAAGAAAGCCATTGATATAGCCGGTATGGGGTATCTGAATACGGGAAAAGCCATCCCTGATATAGAATTGCCGATAGGTATGACAGCGCAGACACATGGATCATTGGAATTTACTCCATTGATGGTTTTGGTAGAATATGCAGAATCTATGTTGATGGCGGCACATCGCATATACTATCAACATCATGCGGTTCTGCAGACCAACGCATTCAAATTCCATAATTTCAAAACGCTGCCTACCTTATGGGCGATTGAACGGGCTGGCATGTATATTGACCCAACGCTCTTTCGGTCACATTACCCCTCGCACATAGCCGATCAGGTCGTGGTAAACGATACATGGGTATATACAGAGTATAATCCCTATTCTACCACGGGACGTATTTCGGGTCGATTTAATGGATTCGTATCATCGGCTATTTCGAAAAAAGATGGTTCACGGACAGCGTTCACATCTCGGTTTGGACAAGACGGATCGTTGGTATTGGTGGACTTTGAAAGTTTTCATCTACGGTTAATTGCAAACACCATTGGATATACGCTTCCGGCTGGATCGGTGCACGAATATCTCGCCAAGCATTATTTCGGGGTCGACACTGTGACGCCTGAACAGTATGCACAGGGAAAGGAGATTACCTTTCAGTTATTATACGATGATACCCAATCAGTCGATGATATACCATTTTTCGTCGAAATCCGTAAATTTGTGAATACTAAGTGGTATGAGTTTACACGAGACAAATCGGTGGTGACGACATCGGGACGCATTATCTGGGAGCAGAGTATTACCGATCCAACTCCGAAAAAATTGTTCAACTATTTCTTCCAATTACGAGAGATGGAGGTGTCAATCCATGGCATCTATCAGCTAATTGCACGATTGTTCTCGTATAAAAGTAAGGCCACAATCTATACCTACGACTCCATTTTGCTGGATTGTCACAAAAGCGAAAAAGCCGCAATTTTGACGATATGTGACGCCACTTTGACGCAAGATGGTGCATTTCCCGTGAAATTCTGGGATGGACCGAATTTTCAGGATATGGTACCAATTAAAATTTGACATAACAGTATTTCAGAGTATTCCTGTGCTATTTATCTCCATATAGTTAAACAGTTTGCATGGAGATGATATGCAACACACACAATTGTTGTGTACATTTTGTACCCTTGATACCATAGATGACACGATTCAACAAATTTTAGATAACCATGTAGTCGTTTTCCAAACTATCTATGTGCTACAGAATACGGACGAACCCTCCGAATTGTGCTGCACCTATAATGTGGAATCTATCCGTCAATCGTCAAAATTGTCCCCTCGTACCACGATCAGTCTCCATCGGAAGAAGTTGACGAATACGTTGTATACCATCAATGCATTGAATTTATTGGTTGCATCGCTGAATAACGGAAAAGTGGATAATAATTTCAAGGTCACATGGGAAGATTACCAGAACATGATTTTGGTAACGGCACAGGACGCGTTGAAGAAAATTCCCACCAAGCTATTCAAGATCATCAAAGTCTAAGTTGACAGCAAAAAGCAAACTCGCTATACTATTTATGTACGTGGTCAATTGAGCACCACATATTTTTCATCATCATCATTTTCATTATCATTGGAGCATTATCATGGCAAAGCTTAACATTGCAGAACTCAAGAAAGCATTAAACGCACAGAATGGTAGCAAGGGTCCGTTCTGGAAGCCTAAGAGCGGTGAATCGGTTATTCGAATTGTCCCTCTCGCATCAAACCCCGCCAACCCGTTCCAAGAACTTCACTTCCACTATTTCGAAAATGGTCGTAAGACCATGTTGTCACCGTATACGTTCGGTGATCCCGATCCGTTCGTAGAATTAGCCGAACAGGAAGTGGCCGCAGGAAATCTCAGCAAGGAACAGTTTAAACAGGCGATGCAGTTGAAGCCGACAAAGCGATTCTATGTTCCTGTGGTAGTACGTGGTGAAGAAGCGCAGGGTGTGCGTTTCTGGGGTTTCGGTCCCGGTGTATACAAGGATCTATTGACGATCATGGTCAGCGATGACTATGAAGATATTACTGACATCGAAAGCGGTCATGATATCAAGGTCACGTTTAAGCCAGCCCCGGCCCCACCAGCAAAGGGATTTGCGGAAACTGAAATTTTCGTACGTCCGAAGTCCTCTCCGTTAACAACTGACTCTGAGTTGATGTCAAAGTTGTTACGTGATCAGCCGGTATTGTTGGATGAATTCACGGTGTCCACATATGAAGAGTTGAAGGAATATATGGACAAGACGTATTCGGCTGCACCATCTACCAACCCAACTACTACCACTGCCGCAGCATCGGATGACGATGAATGGGCATCTGCTAGTAAGTCAACAGACGATGGTTTAGTAAAGGGAAAAACCGACACGACTGCGAAGGCTACAAAATCTACCAAGGCGACAACCAAGCCGGTGGCAGATGTAGTTGATGAATTCGCAGACATGTTCGACGAATAATCGCTGATTGTTTAAGGCGTAGGTACATTGCCTACGCCTTACCCTTTACCCCCAATGACATTATGGCTATTAAGAAGACATCTTCCCGAGAAGATGATCTAGCGCAAGCTATTGCCGATGATTTAACAAAAGGTGGATTTAAGACATATTTCATGGGTAATGATGTGTCTCCCGCTGAAATTAAATCGTTTCTTGGCACTGGATCATCGTTGTTAGACTTAGCAATTTCGAACCGGCCCAATGGTGGTATTCCCGGTGGTCGTGTTACAGAATTGTCTGGACTAGAAGGTAGTGGTAAATCCCTTGTGGCTGCACATATTATGAAGGCTGCACAAGATGAAGGTGGGATTGCGGTATTGCTGGATACGGAAAATGCGGTTAACGAAGATTTCTATAATGCGATTGGATTAAATTTCAATCGGGTGATTTATCGTCAGCCGGAATCCATTGAAGAAATCTTTGAAACGATTCTGCAGATCATCGAATCGTATCTGAGTGGCAATCCTGAGAAGCATCATAAGAAAGTTGTGATTGTGGTTGACTCTGTGACCGGTTCTCCGACTCGTAAAGAATTGGAAAAGGGGTTTGAGCCGTCTGGATATGGCATGGAAAAGGCCAAGTTCATGAGCACCGCATTGAAACAGATTATTCTTACTATTGGTAAGCATAATATTTTCTTGGTCTTCACAAATCAGGTACGTCAGAAGATTAATGCACAACCGTTCGAAGATCCGTGGCAAACGACTGGTGGTAAGGCATTGGATTTTTATAGCTCAGTGCGTGTGCGACTCAAGATCAAGGGCAAAATCAAGAACGCCAAGAAAGATGTAGTCGGTCTTCAGGTTGAAGCTAAGGTGGTAAAGAATCGTCTTGGCCCACCCCTTAAAACGGCACAGATTGACTTGTACTTTGATCGTGGTATCGATGACATGGCCTCGTGGGTGAAGTTCCTAAAGGATGAGGGAATTGTTACCGGTGGGTCAGGTGGTAATTACCGATATGTTGCTGATGATGGAAGTGAACACAAATTCCAATCCGGTACGTGGAAAGACTTCGTAAAGAATAATCCAGAAGTGATTAAGGAATTGTATCAGAAGATGTCAGCCGCGACCATTATGCGATATAACTCAGAAGGTATTAGTACATTAGATGATACTGCCGTAGTCGTGGGTATGTCTGATGACGAACCGGTAATTGAGGATTAATCCATGGGCGATACCGCAGATGATGTACATCGACGCATTGCGGTTAAGAGTATCGAAGTACAAAATAATGAGATGATTCGAAATGGCATTTCCAAATCATTACGGAACTTATCTATCGACTGTATTGAACGAAATGCCATGGATCATTATATCATCAATGCAGATGCAATCCGTCGATTATTGTTAGATATTGGTACAGAGGTAAACAAACTTACTCGGTAACATAAATATTAGAGCTTTTGCAGTGTCCTCGCTATGTATATGAACACCGCATAGCGAGGATTGTATTTATGGACCTGTCGAAAATATATGAATTATTCATATCAGATGATACTATACTGACACTTACACAACTTGCAATAAAAGTTGGGTTTAAACCAAAGTCTATACAATATGTGCAAATGTGTAAGAACTTGTATACAGAATATGGAATGGATCATATTAAAAAAATATCGTATAAAAGAATGTCAGTAAACAGATTAAAAATACGAAATTCTAAACCAGTGAAGTATTCGGAACAAACTAAACAAAAAATGTCTCAATCTCAATTAGAAAGTTGGGCAAATTCTTCAGATGAGAGACGTGCCATATCGGCCAATAATATGAAGAACAATGGTATAATGTGTACCACTCCATCCGCTAGAAAAAAGGCAATTGAAACTAGACGGAACAATGGGTGGCCGGGAATCACCGATTATATGAGAGATGCTATTAGTAAAGCAAGTTCTAATAGAGTATTTAGTGCAGAAAGTAGAATGAAGATGAGCAAATCAGCAATTGCGAGGGGCAGAACATTGCCTCCCGATTTTAAACATAGTGATGAAACTAAACGCATGTTATCAGAAAAAACCTTGCAACAATGGAAAGATGGTAAATGTGTTGTCTCATATCACAGTAAGGGAGAAATTGAATTATTAACTATGATTCAAGATATCTATCCAGATACGATAGGATCATATTTCATAGATGGTAGAGAATATGATATATACATCCCATATAAAAAAATGGTTGTTGAGTATCACGGAACATATTTTCATATGGACCCACGTAAATATAATGAAGATTATTTTGATAAATGTAGAAATTGTTATGCCGTAGATATTTGGAAAAAAGATCTCCTGAAGGATACCATTGCAAAAAATGCAGGGTTGACGTATCATGTCGTATGGCAACTAGATTGGGAATCGTGTGATAAAAACACTATAATTACGGAGTTATTAACATGAATACCTACGGAGGAATGACCATCACTAATAAAAACTCTAAAGTTTTATTAGTAGATGGTCTTTAGCTAAATCTCTTCATACGCGCATTCGCGGCGACTAGCACAATGAATGAAGAAGGTAAACATATTGGTGGCATCACGGCATTCCTACAGAGTTTGGCCGCATCTATCCGTATGCATAAGCCGACACGTGTAGTGATTTGCTTTGATGGGATGGGTGGTAGTACGAAGCGACGGGCATTATTCAGCGACTATAAAGAACACCGGTCGGTTAAGACGCGTTTAAACCGCTTCTACGATTTCCAGACGGTGGATGAAGAGCAGCACTCCATGGCGTGGCAACTGAAGATTCTGAATTATCTGTTACAATTCATTCCCTGTACGGTAATCACGGCAGATAATGTTGAAGCAGATGATGTCATTGCATATTTAGCGCAGCATGTGGTGTCCAATGAAGGTGGTAAGGCAATTATCATGAGTACCGATAAGGATTTTCTACAATTAGTTACCGGTACCGATATTGCGGTGTGGAATGGGGTGAAAAAGAAGATGTACAATCCAACCATGATCACCGCAGATTATGGAGTGCACCCGATCAATTTCTTGATGTATCGGGTGATCAGCGGTGACGCATCCGATAATGTGCCGGGAGTGCACGGATTTCAAGTCAAGACCATCTTGAAATATTTTCCAGAGTTGGCGTCCGATCAACCCGTATCCATTGATGATATCTTGGCGCATGCCCAACGTCGTGTTGATGCCTTGGCGAAACCATCAAAGACATTAAATGAATTGTTGGCGTCACGACATATTCTTGAGCGTAATTACAAACTCATGCGACTCGACGAAGTATCGATGTCGGGATTGACAAAAATTAGCGTCTTAGAAAAATTCAATGCCTCTATTCATGAGCTTAACAAGCTTATGTTGACAAAATGCTTCATCACCGGTAAAATGATGGGAGCCTTCCCTCGGTTGGATGATTGGATGCAATCTTCATTTGCATCTTTAATACGATATACAGGATAATATTATGAATGACGCGAACATGCTGGCATTAATAGCCGCCACCTTACTTGGTAAAACCTACACCGAAATGGAACATGGGTTTGAAGTCACATATAGCATCACGACGATGGATAAGGCAATTAAAGAAGCCCAGAAATTAATGAAGCGCACCAACCCAGTGATACTATGACATCCACGACATTATCATCTGAATTTGATAATGAATTTCAGAAAAAAGTTATTTTGGCATTGGTGACCAATAAACCGTTCTTAGAACAGGTAATTGATATCATCAAACCAGAATACTTTGATAGTGAGGCACAGGAGTGGGTAGTACGTCTTATTATGCAGATCTATAATGAGCGTAAAATGTGTCTTACTTTGACGATTCTGAAGAACGAAGCGAAAGTCCATAGTGCCAAATCTGGTATTAAAGCGTTGGTCATTGAGTTGGCACGGTATCTGTTTTCTGGACAAGATCAACTTCCAAGTGATTTAGAGTACGTACAAGAAAAATTCATTGAATTCTGTAAGTTTCAAGAGTTAAAGAATGCGTTTATGCAGGGTGTAGACATGTTGCAGCGAAATGACGTGTCGAAATCTGGAACGGAACTCATTCGACTCTTTAATCGGGCTGCACAAGCTGGTGAGAATCGTGATCTAGGACATATCTACCACGATAGCCTAGATGCCCGTGTGCTGCAGTCTACGCGTAAGACCGTAGAAACCCCTTGGCAGTGTATCAATAATGTCACTGATGGCGGTCTGGGAGCCGGTGAGCTAGGGTGTATCATCGCCCCGTCTGGTATTGGTAAATCGTGGTTCCTTCGTGCAATCGGTAGTCATGCCATGCGCATTAGTAAAAACGTTGCCGATTATACCTTGGAATTATCGGAAAATTACGTAGGCTTGCGATATGATGCATTCTTCACGGGTATTGAACCTACCAAAATTCGATATCATGTAGATGTGGTGCGAGAACGATTGGCAGGTATACCGGGAAAGAGTTACATCAAATATTTTCCGGTGCGGTCGGTCACTGTCCAAGCACTGGCAAGTCACATGAAGCGCATGGCCAGTTTTGGAGATGCACCAGATCTTGTAATTGTTGACTATGCCGATTTAATGCGCAGTATTGAAAAGGCACAGGCCAAACATGAAGAGTTGGGATATATTTACGAAGAATTACGTAGTATGTTGGCCGAATTTGGTGTTCCCGGTTGGACGGCTTCTCAATCACAGCGATCTGCAGCGAAAGATGATGTCATTGAAGGAGATAAGATTGCCGGTGCGTATGCCAAAATCATGGCGTGTGACTTAATTCTGTCGGCAAATCGTACCTCACAGGATAAAAACGATAAGACAACTCGTGTACATGTGGTAAAAAATCGCAATGGTCCAGACGGAATGACCTTTCCAGCGATCATGGACTTAGAGAACGTCAAAATCGATTTATACGACCCAAGTTCACCGGAAGGTATTGCTCTACTGGAACGAACTCAGAACGAATGGTTACCGGCAAGTTTAGTACCACGGGGTTTTGATCCGGCACATTAAACAGCAAAAAATTACTATCGCTCAGTAGGCGGCGCGTGCTATTTAGAAGAACCCCTACGAAACAGGTATATGTGTAAAATTCTTGCTAAATGAATATGTATTTATACACCATTAAGCGAGAATTTTATGCCTAGACGATATAATGTAAAACACAAACACACATTTCATATTGGTCAAATGTTTGGCCAACGTACTGTTATAGATACCACTATATTAGATGTATTCTATGCAAATGGAATCTATCCGATTGCGTCTATTAGAGTAAAATGTGTATGTGGAACCGAAGATATTGTTCAAGTATCTAAACTACTAGCAGGTGTTGGTACTCGTTGTAAAAAATGCTTCAATGGTAAATTATCAAATAATACCAATTGGAAGGGGTGTGGGCATATTCCCGGTAGATATTTCAACAATCTTAAAAGGAATGCCCAAAAAAGAAATTTAGATTTTGATGTATCTATAGAATTTTTATCTAATTTGTATGAATTGCAAGATGGTAAATGTGCATTAACTGGTGATCCTATATTCTTCGGAGAAGCTAGAAAATATACAATGGAAACTTCTGCATCATTGGATAGAATAGATAATTCTATTGGATATATTGAAACCAACGTTCAGTTTGTATCGAAAAAAGTTAATTTTGCAAAACATAAAACTGACCAGCGAGAATTCATTGATATGTGTTGTAAAATCGCTAAATTACATGGACACAACATTTAAGATAGGTAATATTATGATAACGGTATTAGATTTTTATTCAACAACATGTGTACCGTGTGAAAGAATATCCAAAATACTTCCACATTTAGAAAAAAAGTTAGAAGGTATAGGAGTTATTGAAAAGGTCAATATTGAAGAACAAACTGATTTGACCGAAGCATTTGGAATTCGCAGTGTCCCGACGTTTGTGCTGATGCAAGGTGGGATTGAAGTAGATCGCGTGGTTGGAGTAATTCCCCTCGCCCAATTAGAAGAACGTGTAAAGAAAATAGCATATAGGGAGATTTGAAGTGGATACAAATGCGCAGATTTTAAGTGATATTACGGTATGGTCGAAATATGCAAAATTCATTCCAGAACTGAATCGTCGTGAAACATGGGATGAAATCGTTACTCGTAATAAGGATATGCATCTTCGGAAATTTCCCCATTTAGCTGAAGAAATTGAGAATGCCTATGCCTATGTATACCGTCGTGAAATATTACCGTCTATGCGATCTTTGCAATTCGCCGGTAAGCCGATTGAAGTAAATAACGCCAGATTGTTCAATTGTTCGTATTTACCCATCAGTCACCCCGAAGCATTTTCAGAATTGATGTTCTTGTTGTTATCTGGTGTAGGTGTAGGGTATTCCGTTCAGCAGCATCATATCGATCAGCTACCCGTACTCACCCATCCTGTCAAATCACGACGGTATTTAGTACCTGATAGCATTGAAGGATGGGCTGATGCGATTCGGATGTTGATGAAGGCATATTTTACAGGGCGTCCGTTACCCGATTATGATTTCTCTGATATTCGTCCAAAGGGTGCCACATTAATCACCTCGGGTGGAAAGGCACCGGGACCACAACCGCTTAAGGATTGTATTTTCAATATTATCCGGTTGTTAGACAGTAAGCCACGTCATAGTCGGTTGTCACCCATCGATGTGCATGATATCAACTGCTATATTGCTGATGCGGTGTTAGCTGGTGGAATTCGTCGATCCGCGATGATTGCATTATTCGATCTGGATGATGAAGAAATGTTGACGGCAAAGCACGGGGAGTGGTGGAATGATAATCCGCAACGTGGACGAGCTAATAATTCTGCGGTCATTCTCCGTCACAAGATCAAGAAGCCTGAATTTTTGCAGTTATGGGATCGTATTGAGAAGTCAAATGCCGGGGAACCGGGATTTTTCTTCACTAATGATAAAGATTTTGGATTAAACCCATGCGCGGAAATTAGCCTTCGCCCATTCCAGTTTTGTAATCTGGTGACGATCAATGCGTCCTCTATTACTTCACAGGAAGATTTGATTAATCGGGCACGGGTGGCAGCATTTATTGCAACGTTACAAGCGTCGTATACCAACTTCCATTATCTACGTGATATCTGGAAGACGACGACTGAGAAGGAAGCCTTGATTGGGGTATCCATGACGGGTATTGCGGCAGGAAATGTATTGTCGTTTGATTTGACAGCGGCTGCAAATGTGGTCAAGGAAGAAAATGCGCGAGTAGCAGGAATGATTGGCATTAATGTGGCAGCACGTACGACCTGTATCAAACCGGAAGGCACTACGAGTTTAGTGGTGGGATCGTCTAGTGGAATTCATGCATGGCATAATGACTTCTATATTCGTCGTATGCGCTTAGGGAAGAATGAACCCATTTATACGTATCTAGCTAAGAATCATCCGGAGTTGTTGGAAGACGATTATTTCAAGCCGCATTCACAGGCCATTGTATCGGTACCTATCAAGGCTCCCAATGATGCAATTACCCGCGAAGAAAGTGCATTAGATTTATTGAGTCGTGTGAGCAAGGTCTGGAAAGAATGGATTGAGCCGGGACATCGAAAGGGTGCCAATGTGAATAATGTATCGGCTACCGTGACGTTGAAACCGAATGAATGGGTGGATGTAGGAGAATGGATGTGGGAGCATCGGAATGAGTATACGGCCCTGTCTGTGTTGCCGTATGACAATGGTACGTATGTGCAACCACCATTCGAAGACATTGAAGGACACGAATATCATCGTCTGTCGAAACATTTACATACGGTGGACTTGACAAACGTGGTGGAACAAGATGATAATACTAACCTCACGGAGTCAATTGCGTGTAGTGGTGCAAACGGATGCGAAACTGTAGCAATTTAACTAACGAGGGTAATAACATGGTTGCAAAGAAAACCGCAGCAAAAAAGACATCAAAGAAACCCGCAGCAAAGAAGCCGGTTGAACCTATGGAAACCCGAATCATCTTTGTTATTGATGAATCGGGTTCCATGGGAAATCTACGATCCGAAACCGTATCGTCGATTAACGCTCAACTTGCAACATTGAAACAGAATGCCGCGAACATGGGCACGGTATATGTATCGCTGGTGAAGTTTAGCTCACATTCGAAGATCGCGTTTTCGAATCGGGCTATTGAGTCGGTGTATGACGTGACGTTGGAACAGTATAACCCCAATGGCAATACGGCGCTCCGTGATGCCATGGGTGATGCGATCATGGAATTGCAGAAGTGTCCCGTGGTGCACAAGAATACGGCATATCTTGTTATCTGTGTAACGGATGGATGGGAGAATGCCAGCACGCGGTATAATCCGTCACAGCTTTCGTCGTTGATCGAAGCGTTGACGGCAACGGGGAATTGGACGTTTACGTATCTGATGGCAAACCTAACAGAGGCGCAGCGAGAAGAATTCCGTCAGCAGTATCATGCATCGGCGGGTAATATGGCGACGTTCGTACCGGATGGCGCGGGTATGGCGAAGTCATCGAATTTGATGGAAGCAAGTCTTCGGACCTATTCGTCGGCACGAGGTATGGGGGAAATGTCGATGAATGCATTCTACGCTGAACCGGATACCATCACTATAACTGGTAATAATCCAGATACCCTTTCGAATACACCGACTGTCGTACTAAAAGCAGATCAGGTGTTACGGAATGGGTTGTCAAACTCTGGTGGCAGCGGAACAACGGTCCCATCTCCAAAGTAAGTTGACGTAGACAATAAATTGTCGTATCATAGGGAGATCGATGTGTGATCTCCCTATGTTATTTAATGGAGGAATTTATGGAATTACGAGTAAAGAAGATGAGTTGGAATGGGAAGCTACCAGTGAAGGCATACCCTACCGATTTGGGTTATGATCTATTTGCGGATGAACGTACGTGGTTAGAACCACAAACGGTGACAAAAGTTCATACCGGCATTGCGTGCGATTTCCCAACCGGATATGGTGCTCTGCTACGCGATAGAAGTTCAATGGCTACCAAAAAAGAAGTCTTTGTGGTGGCGGGTGTTATTGATCCCACGTATACCGGTGAGATTATAGTGGCATTCTTTAATCCCAGTGATCGTCCGGTAGAGATTAACGAAGGTGAGAAAATTGCACAGATGATTTTAATTCACGGTATCAATTTCCCAGTGGTCGAAGTATCCGATCTAACTGCCACAGATCGTGGTGACAATGGATTTGGTTCAACGGGGTCATAAATGTTATCACTTGATAGCGATCCAAAATTAGAGGCTTTCATTACGAAGCATAACATTGTCGCCATCAAGCATAACGAGCGAGAATGGGGAAGTTACGAAATTGTGTTGGCGATTGGTGAAAAGCCAACACATGGATTCGTCATGCCGAATATGGTATGGGGCTATGCTATTCCGATGACAATTGCCATTCAAGACGTATTGAGAAATATTGCCGGAAAGACTGATGCCCCATACCTTCAGTGGTTAGGACAAGAACGTATGGACGAACTTACTGGATTAATGACCTAATGTATCAGAATATTTATATCACACAGTGGTCCCCCGAAGCCCCGAACATGCCACCCATTTGCTATATTTGGGATGATGAACAGGGACTCATCAAAAAACCGTGGCGTGACTTTAATTATGCATACCGTCGTGCCGATACGGGTGAATATACATCGATGTATGGGGAGCCATTAGCTAAAATCCACAATCCTGACAAAAATATGCCGGGATTGTATGAGAGCGATGTACCCCGAGAAACCCGTGTGTTGACGGACATGTATTTACACAGCGATGAACCATCCAAGAATCATGTCACCATGTTTCTGGATATTGAGGTGTCATCGGAAGACGGGTTTCCTTCTCCATTAGTAGCTGCCGCACCAATTACTGCAATATCGGTGTATATAAAGGAACGTGACATATATAAGGTGTGGCTATTAGATCCTGATGGACGTGTTGATAGTGAGACGCGTGACAATATTGAAATTATCGGCTGTGAGACTGAACGTGATTTGATTCTTGAATTCTTAGGATATTATCGTGAGGTGAAGCCAACCATTATCAGTGGATGGAATTCAACCTTTTTCGATATTCCCTATATTGTCAATCGATTCACGAAATTTGATCCTGCCTATGTCAAAGCTCTGTCGCCCATTGGATTATTCAAATATTCCGAACATCGTATGGCGCACGTGTTTGCCGGTGTGACGCATTTGGATTACATGAATGTCTACAAGAAATTCACGTATACCCAGAAGCCGTCCTATCGGTTGGATGCCATTGCCAAGGAAGAGGTGGGTGTCGGTAAAATCGAATATGAAGGCAGCTTAGACGATCTCTACAAGAACGATATTGACACGTTCATTGAATATAGCATCAATGACGTGCGTCTCTTGGGTATGATGGAGAAGAAGTTGCGTCTCATTGAATTGGTACAATTTATCTGTCATACTGGACATGTGCCGTATGAGGATTATGCGTATTCGTCACGGTTCATTGAAGGAGCGATGCTGACGTACCTCCATCGCAATAAGATCGTGGCTGCAAATAAACCCATCGGTGGTGCAGAAGCGTTTGCCCAGAAATTGGAAGATGATAAGGAAGGCTTTACAGGTGCCTTTGTAAAACCCCCACTTCCCGGTGTCTATCCATGGGTGTTCTCATTGGATTTACAATCGCTGTATCCGTCTATCATCATGTCGCTGAATATCAGTCCTGAAACCAAGGTCGCGAAGATTGATACGCCATGGGATGTAGAGGCATTTGCGAAAGGGACGTTGCCACCCATCACCTTTACGACCAAGACCGGTGTACAGACGTTGGATGGGGCGTCGTTTAAACAGTACATCCATGATAACGATTACATGGTGTCATCGAATGGCATCGTCTATAAGTCAGACAAAGTGGGATTGATTCCTTCTATTCTGATCGATTGGTTTGGTAAACGGAAAGAGTATAAAGATCTCATGAAGAAATATGTCAATGAGAAGAATGAAGAATTGGCAAACTTCTATGATAAGCGGCAGCACGTACAGAAGATTTTGTTGAATTGTTTCAGTCCAGATACGCAGGTAGTTACTCCTAACGGTATCAAGAATATTACTGAATTGAATGTTGGTGATATGGTATATTCAATCAATCCCGATACTGGTATGTCAGAAATTAAACCTGTTACTAAAGTATTTGAGTATGATTATGTAGGTGACATGGTACAATTCAAATCGACGCACGTAGATTTTTTGACTACTCCCAATCATCGATTTTTATTATCCGATGCTAACGATGTAGAGAAACATCATAGATGGATATTGGCTGGGGATGTTATGAAGGTAAATACACGACAGTATTTGCCGATGAAACGTCCTCTACTCGGAACCATGTCGCAGGAAAAAGTTCGGCTGACTGCTTGGTATGATGGAGACGTGGTTGAGAAGAATGGAAAAGTTCGTGATGCTCGACCGCATACACGATTTCAGCCGAATGAATATGTGACTGAGGATTGGTTAGAATTTATTGGGTGGTACATTTCAGAAGGAAGTAGTTACGTAACTACTCCAAAACAATACTCATCTGGTAATTCACGAGGAGTGTCATATACAATTCATATTGCGCAAGAAAAGCATCATGATCATGTAAAGGCATTATTAGATCGTATGGGTATCGTGTATTATGAAGATACTAAGGGGTTTCGAATAGCTAGTAAGATAATACATGATGTATTGACCTCTCAGTGCGGCACGTATTCCCATATGAAACATATACCTCGATGGGTATTCGATTTACACCCATACCAGCTAGACTCCATTAATCGCGGACTTATGATGGGAGATGGTGATACTCGTGGCCAACGATATCGTACTAATTCAGAACAATTGGCCAACGATGTCATTGAGTTAAATTTACGACTTGGTCATCAGGCATATTTGGTATCATCAGAATCTGCTATGTTTTCTGTACAAATTAATGACATGCGAGGAATTCGTCCATGCATTAAACCGGAAAATAAATCGTTAATACCCTATGATGGGAAGGTGTATTGTGTTGAAGTAGAAGGCAATCACACCTTATTAGCTGGTCGTAATGGACAATATAATTGGGTCGGACAGAGTATTTACGGCGTACTTGGGTTATCCATCTTTCGATTCTATGATCTTGACAATGCATTGGCTGTAACGGCGACGGGACAAGATGTCATTAAAACAACCGCAAAGTTCATTAACAAAGAATATCAGAAACGTGGCGCACCGGATCACGGTACACAGCGATTGGATCGATATCGTAATTGGCTCGACCGATGGAACGAACAATATGGAGTCGATGGATCAGATCACTGCGTCTATATCGACACAGATTCAACGTACTTTTCAGCCGAACCCCTCTTCACTGAAGCTGAACTCACGCCTGAACAAAAACAGGAAGCCACGATCCGGATAGCCTATGAGTTTGAAGCGTTGGTGAATCGATTTTATACCCCAATGGCCAAACGGTTATTCAATTGTGTCAACCATCGGTTTGTGATTAAGGGTGAAAGTGTTATGGAGTCGGCGTTCTGGATGCGCAAGAAACGGTATGCCATGCTCAAGGTCTATGATCTGGAAACTCGCTCTCCGGTGGATCATAAAGTGGCCGTGAAGGGATTGGATGTAGTGCGGTCTAGCTTTCCACCCGCGTTTCAGAAGTTTATGAAGGATGTGTTGAAGTCGATCCTGACGCATACACCCAAAGAAAAAATTGATGATGATATTCTAGCATTCCGAGATTATATGAAGACGTTGACGTATTGGGATGTGGCGAAAAATACATCGATCAAGAACATTGACAAATATGTTGATCTGTTACCTACAAATCCCAAGTTGAATGAATTCGGGAAAGGTACTACGGCACATGCGAAAGCTGCCATCACATATAATCTGATGCTCAAGGAATTAGGGTTGGAGCGGAAGTATGCCCCGATTCGTAATGGTGATAAAATCAAGTGGGTGCGTCTCAAGAAGAATCCGTATGGTATCGATTCATTGGCACTCAAGACCTATGATGATCCACCGGAATTAGAAGCGATTGTGAATGAGTATATGGATTATAATCGTCTCTTTGATGATGAACTCAGTAATAAACTCAACGATTTCTACGATGCATTGGAATGGGGTGGTATTCCTGTGCCCAAGAATAAGCACGTAGCGTCACTATTTGACTATGTGGATTAACCCATGGACCTTACTGTTGAACGGGCTACACGGATTCGGGATCAACTATCTGATGTAGCCACCGAGCACCACTTAGAAGATGAAACCGTGGCTCAACTGAACGGACTGCTCACGAGTATCATCGCGGGTCAGAAGGTGAAGATCCCGAAGCGGTTTTGGTCGATTCTTCTGACCACCTATTGACAGATTAATATACTACTCTTAGATTACACCTATGATAAACGACATCTTCAATTCTCAGCTTCCAGCCGCCCGTGTTGTATACAGGGCGTCGGCTATCTTAGAGGCTGTTCAGAAGAATGGCCTCAAAAAGTACTGGCAAAACTTCATCATCTCCTATCCGGCTAAAGATCCGGATCTGTATTATACGATGTCTCAGTACTGGCAGGATCTGAAGGATGGTACAAAGTCAACCATCCAATATAGTGATCCGTATCTGGCTGAACCTAAGAACATCGGACGGGCCAACGAAACCACCAGTCTACAACAGGCTGAGTTGGAGTTTGAATCGACCATCCAGAAGCAGCGAGACAAGAAAAAGTATCGCTACATCGGGGAAGATCGGTCCAATGATCGGGTCGGTCCCATCCTTGCGCATAAGTACGACGACCATAAAAATAAACTGGTCTATCCGCTATTGGTGCAGCCGAAGTATGATGGAAACCGGATGCTCTATAAGGAGCGTATCGGTTGGTCCCGTGGTGATAAGCTGTATCTATCTACCGTGTTGGAGCATCTTCACTTCGACACCAAGGGACTGACGTTTGATGGGGAGATGATTCTTCCCAACAACCCACCCCTTCAGCAGACTGCCAGTGCCGTGAAAAAATTTCAGGCGGGCAAGTCTGACACGTTACTCTTCTGGATTTTTGATATCGTTGATTTTACCAAGCCGTTTATTGACCGATATCAAATGCTGGTAGATTGGTTTGCAACGGAATCACTACCACCCAACGTGCGTCTGGTCCCCACGAAGCGTGTGTATAATGATGCTGAGCTACAGCAAGCGTTTGACGAATTCGTGGCACAGGGATTTGAGGGGTTGATGGCACGAAACGCACATGGGATGTATGTCAGTGACCGGTCGTACGATCTACTCAAGTACAAGCCGTTCATCGACGAAGAGTTTCCCATCATCGATATCGTGTCCCGTGGTGGCGGTAGCGCAGAACATCTTGCCAAGTTCATCCTACGGGCGAAGAACGATGAGTTGTTTGAATCGAACGTCAACGGAACCGATGCCGAAAATCGTGAGATCCTATCACTCGGCATGGATTTCTACAAAGGCCAATACGCGACCGTGCGGTATCAGACACTGACGGAACGTGGGGTGCCGCAATTTCCACGGGTCATCAACATTCGGGAACATGGCGACTTTTAACGGATATGACGAAACCAAATTCCCACTGGATGCACCTCCACGTGAGGAATTGGTACCATTCGCAAATATCATGCTAAACGTATTTGACACGGATGCGTATTTGCGGCTGTCGTATATCAAAGTCTACGTCCTTCAATTCTTTGTTGGATTGTGGGGTGTGATAAGTATTACCTTCGATAGACCTACGTCGGGGTGGGGCATTGTTTGGACGGTACTAATATTTGTCATGTTCTTGCACATGGCAATCAAACGGCATCGTTATACGGTAGACGTGCATGATATATATGACTCTATCAAAGCAGATGCGTGGGTGAATATCGATAATAAAGTGGAGTTGTTAGAAAAAGTCGATTCCATCGCAACATATGGACCAACCGCGTCTGTTGCATCTTTGAAAGAACGTGTGGTGGTGGGTGCCCTATATGCTACCGGATGGTTATATTTTGCAGGTAAGGGCATTGAATCTCCGTTACACATAGCTGCAAGTTTTCTAATAATTGTGACTGGGTGGGTTATTATGGGACGTTTGTTCAATTGGTTAAATACTGAAAAAGGGATGCACCGTGTACGACACCAGCGTGATGATTCGGCTTCAACAGATGGCCCGAACCGCAGCAAATAGATTCTATGGGTTAGAGGAGGGGGATTTTTTGAGTGAAGCGTGGTTGGCGTACGATTCACTCAAAAAATCTGGTAAGCCGGATGCCTATGCGTTTGCCGGTGCGGAATATGCGATTAAGTCGGCCATGGTCAATTGGATAGAAGTGGCCAGAGGGGGAGTGATTATTGATGGGGTGGGGTCGGAATCGGCTATGAATGGAACCGAATATCATAAACCGGTTCGATTGCGTACCCGTCTACCCCGTGTGGTCAAACGATCTCTCAATACGCTCTCCAAGAAAGAGAAACGGATTCTCTATCTAACGACCATGTGGAATAGAACGAATGCAGAAATTGCGTTAGAATTGGATATTCCAGTTGGTACGGTAGCGAGTGCACGGCATAAGGCACTGATTAAGCTCCGTATGGAATTAGGACTTATTCCAAAACATACGGCGTCGAAAGGTGGTCGTCCAACTGAATATCCACCGTTCAAAGATCCGGATGGGAACATACATATAATCATAGGATCGATGAAAGAATTTGCCGCAGAACATGGATTAGATGCCAAGGCCATGTTAGCTGTAAAGTCCGGTCGGCAAGCTCAACATAGAGGATGGACCGTTTATACCGAGGAAAACAATGAGTGTAAAAATATTACGGAACAATGACGGGGTAGAAGTCGGTAGCGTGTATACGAACGGGGATTCACATATCCTACGTAATAAGCGTGGCACGGAATTGGGACGATATGATGCCAAGACCGATGTGACGAAGGATGCCACCGGAAAGATCGTCGGACGGGGTAATCTGCTGACGTATCTATTAGGTACCGATACATGACGTTACCGGCTAATGCATGGAAGGGTGTCGACCTCATGGCCCATCCTGATAGAATATGGTTGGAGATGCAGCGAGACATAGAAACGATGACTAAGACCAATGTGACCCTTGACATCCGTTTCTAACTGATGTATGATATGTATAGGGGTAAGATGAAAGATGGCTTCGGCTGAGTAGTCTTACCCTCGCAGGACGACAATCACTCTGATACAGATAAGAGGCTCTATATGACACGCAGCATGAAACCCACTGTCAAGGCCGACGTGGGTATTTTAGTAGGTAGATGGCAAGTTCACGAACTCCATGAAGCCCATAGAGAACTGATTGATACGGTCAAGGCAGCACATGACCGTGTGATCATCTTTGTTGGACTTTCGTCGTTACGGAACACCCTGAACAATCCATTGGATTTTGATACTCGGAAGCGGATGATTCTTGAGCAATATCCCGATATCGAAGTCTATTACGTGGAAGATCATCCCTCCGATGAAGTGTGGAGTCGGACGCTGGATGCACTGATCGACCGGTGGCTCAAACCCTATCAGACGTGTGTGCTGTATGGGAGCCGGGACAGTTTTCTACAGTATTATAGCGGGAAATTTGCCACCCAAGAACTGGAATCCACCAAGTTCATTTCTGGAACGGAGATGCGGCGGCGGATTACCAATAGCTTTCCGTCATCCCCTGCATTTCGTGCCGGTATGATCGCTGCCAGTATGAACCGATATACCAGCGCACTACCCACGGTGGATATCGCGATCCTGTCAGATGATCGTACCAAGGTGTTGATGGGTCGGAAGCACACGGACAGCGGTCTACGTTTCATTGGTGGATTCGCGTCAACGACCAGTCGAACATATGAAGCGGATGCACGTCGGGAAGTGATGGAAGAGACACATGTCGAAATTAGTGATCCGGTGTATATCGGTAGCACGCTGATTAACGACTGGCGATATAAGAACGAGAAAGACAAAATCAAGACCATGTTCTATGCCGCCACCTATCTCTACGGACGCCCCCAAGCGGATGATGATATTGCATCCGTAGAATGGATCGCAACATCGGAATTGATTCGCAACGTTCCCGTCATTCCTGAACACGTCCCCCTCGTGACGATGCTCGCTGACTATCTCGCTAAATTGACCAGAGGATAACATGTCAAGCATTCAAGAGCGCATCGATCAACTCAACGCAGAAAAAGAGAAGTTGGAAGCCGAATTATCTAAGCTTCGGGAAAAAACCACACAACCTATGATAGTGTTGGCAGATGAATTACATGGATTGCTCTGTCACAATAATCACACGGATGGGTGTGGATGGGAGTATGACAATACCCCCAACCATTATTTTAGAAAGGGATCGTCCCGACGTTACCACTATCAGATGGCAGAATTGTTGTGCAGCCGAGCCAATCTGACACCAGAAGAAGCTACCAATTTCCTGTCCGCGTTAATCTACGCTAGACGTAATACCAAGTGTACATAAGAGGATATCACCATGGTCGCATTTAACTTTTTGTTCGATAACCCCATTCTGTGGGCAGACGGCTACAAATATTCACACTGGCCTCTGCTGCCGGAAGGGACCACTAGTACTTACACGTATTGGGAACCGCGTGGTGGCCGATCTGCGGAGGTGATGCCGATAGGGATGCAATACTACCGGGATATTTATCTCGCACGTAAGATCACGATGGAACATATTGAAGAGGCGGAATCCTATCTCACGCCATACTTCAATGACGCCACAATGTTCAATATGGACGGTTTCTTGCGTATCGTCCGCGAACATGATGGACACTGGCCGATGCGAGTTCGCTTTGCACCGGAAGGGTTGCCCATTCCCACACGTAATGTTTTCATGGATACAGAATCCACCGATGAAAAATTGCCGTGGGTACCGGGATTTATGGAAACGTTGGAATCTCTGTTGTGGTATCCGTCTACCGTGGCAACACTCAGCCGCGAGATGAAGAAAGCGATTCTCGCGGGTCTGATTAAGAGCGGCACGCCCAGTACTATTCATCAGCGACTGGTTGATTTTGGGATGCGTGGCGTGTCGAGTATCGAATCGGGTGGTATCGGTGGGTTTGCTCACCTAGCCAATTTCTCTGCATCGGATACATTGTCGGCACTGAAGGTTGCACGACAGATTTATGGTGAACCGTGCGCCGCTAACAGTATTCCCGCAATGGAACATGGTACCGTGCTGCCATGGCTCAAATCCGGTGAATACAACTCGTACAAGAATATGATCCAGCAGTACGGTAATAGTGGTGCTGGTGCATATGCCATCGTGATCGACTCCTACGATCCGTTCGAAGCGGTAGAGATTTTTGGGCGACAGCTTCTCAATGTGGTGCGCGGGTCCACGAGTATGTTGATTCTACGTCCGGACTCTGGGGTGCCACATGAAATCATCCGTCAGTTGTGTGAAAAGTTGGAACCCACGTTTGGGTCAACGGTGAACGAGAAGGGTTACAAGGTCATCAACAGTGCCCGATTGATTCAGGGTGACAGTATCTCGGAACCGGTTGATATCACGCGTATTCACGACGCTTTGATGGTACGTGGATGGTCAGCCGATATGGTGTCCTTTGGTTCGGGTGGTGGACTGTTACAGAAGATTTATCGCGATACCCATAAGTTTGCCATTAAGGGGTCGAGTGCCATCATCAACGGTCGTCGGGTTGATTATCGGAAGGAACCGGTTACCGATATTTCGAAGTGGTCCAAGGCCGGTCGTCTCAAGCTGATTCGTGGAGACGATGGTGTCTTGACCACCGTACCAGCCACAGAAATCGGCCACAACCTGTTGAACGTGGTTTATGAGAAGTTGCCGGGACAGCCGC